ACGATAGAGCCGTTAGTTGACCCTGTAACGAGGGTTGAAGTACCCGCCGCTGAAGGCGTTACGTTTCCTAGTACGACATATGCTGTAGCCATTACGCTAAGTCTCCAATCAAGGTAAAGGTATTGGTTCCTGTGCAAACAATGGTGGCTGCACTGTATTGTGTTCGTAACTTAGTTCCAGTCCCTGTAAAGGTAGACGTTCCATCTCCCTGTACGGTTACTTGCCCAGCGCCAATTTGCTGTATATTAATTTCTTGGCCAGTGGTAAACACGGCTGATGGGATAGTAAGGGTAATAGCGCCTGAGTTACTTAAGGTAACCAGTTTGTTTAAGTCGCCAGATACAAGCGTGTAAGTTGTGCCAGTTTGTGCATTAAGTACTAATGCTCCCATTGTGCCTGTAGCACCTGTCGCACCTGTATTGCCAGCACTTCCTGTTGTGCCTGTAGCACCTGTTGGACCAGTAGGTCCACTATTGACAGGTAAGTTAAGAAGCGTATTGCTGTTGTAATCAATTGTCTTATGAGTCAATGTCTGAGTATCTGTTGTGCCTACAATAGCGCCAGTTACTCCGTGTACCCCGCTAGACGCAGCAGCGTGGTCTTGGAAGTCTGTTAAGTCTTGAGCAATAATTACGTGACGTACTACTGCGCCAGCATTATGTGCGGTTGAAGATGTTCCACCATACCCACGAGTAATATTAAGAGTANTGCCAGAAGCATTGGTAACAAGAACCAATTCTTCGGAAGCACTGTTATAGTCAAGTGCAACTACGAATGGGTAGGTGCCTGGGTAGCCAACTGGCGAAGTTGACAAAGTAACAGTTGTAGATGTGCTATTGATAGCAGAACTAACTGTGTTGTCAACCGCGTTGGAGGAGTAGTAGCGTCTTGTTGCCATTTGCCGTCCTTAGGAGGTGTAGTGCGTACGAGGTGGGAATTGCTCTTGCAAGCGACGTACTTCCACAAGGAGACGTTGCTGGTACATCTGTTGTAAAACTCTGCCAATGTTGGCTGCTGAGCCAACTGGGTCATTACCTTGCTGAGCATCTGCTTCAGCAGTTGCGGCTGGGACACGGCCAAGGTCTAGGTACATTGCTGTACGGTATGCAGCGCCAAGGATAATTACTTCACGTGCTGAATCTGNTAAACCAGTCATTGTAAAATCATCTGTGTCGTATTGAAGTACAGTTGGCTTCTTGGTATAGGTAACCATCAATGGACGGCCAGGAATGATTCCTTCGCGGATTGAAATAGTTTTGCCTGTGTTCCAAGTTACTGGATTAGCCATACGGTCAACACGGTAATGACGAACTGGTAGCCATTCCTTAGAAGGACCAATGGTNTGCCAAGAGCAGCCAAGAATATCAATTGCCTCTTGAGGNAAAGGNTANGTTGTACGTGCTGCTTGCCAAGTAAAACTTGTGTAGTANGTACCAAACAAATCTGGGTAGACACCATCAATTGCTAGGTTAAGGTTTCTGCGGATAACACTTCGCGGAAAGGAAGGCGCGATTGTTACACGTGTTCCAGCGGTATGCGTTGTAGCAACCGTGTCACGAAACCCTCTGCCATAAGCAGGGATAGTAGCCGTGTTGGATGTACGGTCAAACTTGTCCACCCAGATAAGTTCGTCGTCTATTTCTACAAGACCGCGAGTAAGAACTGTTCCATCTGCCACTGTAAATGTCAAAGCATCGGCAGTCATTGGTGCTGTAAGATAAGTAGCCTGGTCCTGACGGTTTGTATAACCAGTCAACGCTAGGTTGGTTTCGTTAATAAGGTCAATAAATGTAGTCACGAAGCAATAGTCCTTAATGCGGTAACCGCTTCAACAAATAATTTGGGGTTTGTTGTGATACCTGCAAGTTCATTACATACTCTTGTAGTATCTGTAAAAGCAGGTGGTTGACGACTAGATGAGAACTTATAGTTCAATGCGCCCACTGTTTGCTTTCCTGTGGTGCCTGCCCATTTATTGGCAGCACCTGCTTCTTCTAAATAAATTGACCTGTNAGGATACTCGCCACCATTGGCAAGGCGGTTAAGTTCATCAACAAATGTTGAACCTGGTTGCCCATACAATGTGTAAGTTGTACCGTTGTAATTAGCCGTGCCGTATACAGTCATCGGGTATCCTTTCTAAAATTAAATTACTTAGTTCCGCCAACGCCTTCATATTCACCATAAGGTGACTTTGTTGGCTTGCCTGTTAGAGTTTCTGGTGTTCCGCCTTTGGCGTTCTTATTGCAACCACATTCTACGCACATATTATTTACCACCCTTTTTTACTGGAAGAACTTTTTTCAAGTTCGGATTTGCTTTCTTTGCTGCTGGGCTTGCTTTGCGTGTTGCAGATGCGAGGATTGCACCAGCACGTTCCATTGGAATTCCTTGCTTCTTGGCAATTCCTGCTTGTGCTTTCGCGAAGCCCATACCTTTTTTTACTGCTGCCATTTACTTAGCCTTCTTGATTTTTGCTACAAGGGCTTTGTCCATTTTCATATCAGCCTTAGCAGATGGCTTTTTCTTATCCATTGCGGCATCAGCCTTTTTGAAGGCTGCCTTTTGCGCTGGCTTTAATCCTTTTGTCATTTTTTTATCTTGTGCTTTATCAGCCTTTTCGCTGTATGCCATTAGATGTCTCCTGTGTGTTTTAATACCGCAGCACTTTGTGCGGTAATCTTGTTTGCTGCTGGCATTACGTCAGCGTTATATGCTGCACCTAGTTTGTCACTAGCGGCACGGGCTTCGTTAACAGCCCTCATAGTTGTACCTGCTGGCTGGATACCTTCTGCTCTTGCAGCCTTATAGGCATTAAGTTCAGCATCCCATTTCTTGGAAGTCATACCTTCAGCACGTCCTGCATCACCAGTGTTGACGTGAAGATTAGATGCTTGAAGACATTCACTGTAAGTCTCGTGGTTTTTTTCTTTNCAACCAGTACGACAATTATCTCCCAATGGCATCTTTAACCTCTCTGAAAAATTTTAAGTTGCGCTCAATGCGCTCTTGTTCTGGTCCATTGGCTTTTGTTGCCTCCTCTGTAAAGAGGATTGCTTCGTCAATGTGCTTAAGATTATAGGCTGCGATTCCTGCCAAGTCGTAGGCTTTCCAATCCCAGACAGCGGATTCGTAGCAGTAATGGTTGGAGCGAGGAGATTCCAAAACGTTAAGAGAGGCATCTAAACAACGTTGCCATTCTTGTTTTCTATAAGCATCCATTGCCACACCAAATTGCGGCTCACCTTGCATTGGAAGAATGTCTCGGCCTTTGTCATACCAAACTCTTGCATCTTCCTCATTGCCAAGTTGATGCGCTGCTTCTCCAGCCCATCGGCAAACTGCTGCTGACTCAACATCCCACCCGCCACACTCAATCTTCTTAGTGGCAGCATCTATAACTTTCTGCCAGTTGGCATAGAAGAAATTCTCTCTACACCAGTAAGTCCACATACGTGGGTCAGTTGGAAATTCTTTAACTGCTAATTCAAGCAGTTCCATATATTGACCACGTGATTTACTATTATCTGGCAAGTGCTCAATGACAGCATCTCTTATGTCACAATCACGCGTAGCGTGTTTACCGTACCAAATGTTTACTTCGTGACAGGGATACTTCCACGTCCAACCCCAGCGAGAATGAAGCCTGTCTCTTTCCCATTTGTTGGCATCAGTTTTCATACTAATCCAACCAAGGTCAGTGCCAGTCTTCCAACCTTTACGTACCTTGTCAAAGAACTTTGGTTCAGGAACTTCATCCATATCCAGAATAAGGCATACATCTGCATCATCTGGAACTAAAGTAAGTGCTGCATTGCGAGCCATATCAAACCTAAATGGTTGAATATGAATCTGATGGACAGTAACACCAAGTTCTTTTAACTTTTCTTGGGTACCATCTGTTGAGCCAGTATCTGCTACAATACGATAGTCGGCGCCTTCTGTTGCTTTGGCCCATCTTTCGGCGTGCAGAATTTCATTTTTACTAATAGCATAAACGGCGATTTTTATTCTTGCCATTGCGCTATCTTATCACATTGCGCCTAACCAAAGCATATCAACTAACGCTGACGCGCTTGCGCCTGTTGCTCCCGTGCTTCCCGTAGAACCTGTTGACCCTGTTTGTCCAGTAACCCCCGTCGCTCCAGTCTGACCAGTGCTTCCAGTATTACCTGTCGGCCCTGTTGGTCCTGTGCTGCCAGTCGCTCCCGTAGACCCATTTGTTCCTGTGGCTCCTGTGGCACCCGTTGCTCCCGTCGGTCCAAGTTGTGTGTACATTACTTGCTGTGCGGTTACAATCATTGAGGCAACTGCTGGGGAGTTAGGTGAAGTTGTGGCCGTTTGTGCCAAAAGCGTTGAGGATGATGAATTGCTCATCCAAACAAATTCTATGTAATCATTAGCCGCTAACGTCATTACATAGTTCCAAGCAGGCAGTACGTAATGATTTTGGTTAGATGTATCTACTTCGCCATTGGTCCAAGTTACATCTGTACCATTTTTACGTATCCAGAAATTTGCATTTGCAGTTCCAGATGTATTTACCTGTGCTGAAAATTGAATGTTATACGTTCCAGCATAGCCAAAGACAACACGAGAAGTTGGGCTGCCAACGGTAACGCCATTGTTTTCAGCGGTTGTATTAAGAGTAATTGTTGTTGGCGTATTTGCTGCTGACAATGTTTGAGTTGCTGTGCTGTAAAATGAACCGTAATAACCCAACGCTCCGCCAGCACCTGTAGAACCAGTGGCTCCAGTTACACCTGCGCCAGTGTTACCTGTTGCGCCTGTATTGCCAGTTAATCCTGTTGGGCCTGTAGGGCCAGTGGTTCCTGTTGAACCAGTAGTTCCTGTAGAACCTGTTGGTCCTGTAGGGCCTGTATTACCAATAGCGCCAGTGGCACCAGTGGAACCAGTAGAACCAGTATTGCCAATAGCACCTGTCGCACCTGTGTTTCCTTGAGAACCTGTATTGCCTTGAGAGCCTGTCGCTCCAATGGCCCCTGTAGGGCCTGTGTTGCCTTGTGAGCCTGTATTACCAGTTGACCCAGTATTACCTGTGGCTCCCGTATTTCCAACGGCTCCAGTGTTACCTACTGCTCCTGTTGGACCTGTTTGCCCTTGCGAACCAGTAGAGCCAGTAGGCCCAGTACTACCAGTATTGCCAGTGCTACCCGTATTACCTTGCGCACCAGTTACTCCTGTAGACCCAGTGGGTCCAGTAGACCCTGTGCTGCCAGTACTACCTGTAGGTCCATTAGAACCTGTGGGTCCTGTTGAGCCTGTAGAGCCTGTGCTGCCTGTACTTCCTGTGGAGCCAGTTGAGCCAGTCTTTCCTTGGCTGCCTGTAGCGCCTGTGGCGCCTGTAATACTTGGGCCTGTAGGTCCTGTTCCACCTGATGCTCCTTGAATTCCTTGTGGACCAACTGGTCCAAGTTCAATAATTTGTGGTTGGGTTGAACCAACATTATACACATTTGTAGTTATTGGAATCTCAACAACGGAGATTGAGTTTACATCAATCGCCATTATTGAACCACGCTTGCGTTAATAATAAACGCACCTTGCAAAATTTGATATACGTTACTTGCTGAATCTGTAAGATTCAAAGCATAGTTGTAATTGCCTGCAGCCAAAGCATTTGTCTGTGTGGCTGTCAAAGTTAAATTAACAGTACCAAGGGCGGCGCTAATTGTGATGCGGCCATTGCCCGTTGAAAGTTCTGTAATGAGGTTGTTGCTTACGTCACGAACCTGCATATCTGCTGTATAGCCAGTAAGGTCAACAGGGAGGTTATCTACTTTCCAAGTTGGAGAGAGTTGAAATGTGGTGCCCTTGTAGACTGTGATGTTATAACGTCCTGGATTCACGTCTCTCCTTAAATGGTTGTAATTAAAGCGCCGTAGCCAGCGTTTGTAAGAATAGTTTTTTCAACTTCTGTAATGTTGTATATGTGGCCGCCTTGATAACAATAGTCGGCATCTTGAGTTTGGTCTACACCTGGTGTGCGAAGACGTGTTACTGCAGTTCCATAAACAAGAAGTGTGTCTCCGCGAGCAATACGATAACGCCACATTAAACGTCCGAATCCACCTGGTGTTTCATCAACATTTGGGGGCGTAAATTGGTATGCCATAAATCTCCTTGTTAAAGGGTCAAGCCCCCTTAGTCTTTACTTAAGAGGGCTTAACCTTTACTTAATTACTAAGCGTTGTGGATTGAAGAAGTTGATTCAATACGCACAAGTGATGCGTCACGGTAACGTGACCATCCTAGTACGCCGTACCATCCGATTGGACGGAAACGCATCAACTTATCAACGACTGGTCCGAAGATTACGTGTGGCTCTTCAGCAACCGCTTCAGCAAGTGCTTGCTTACCAGCAAGTAGTGTACGGAATACACGTACGCCACCTGTTGCGTTTACGTATGAAGATGTACCGAAGGTACCGCTGGATGAACCAGNACCTGTACCNTCAGCAAAGTTTGCCATACGTGGAGACTCTACGAACATTGCACCTTCGTAGGTTCCGATTGTTCCTGGCCAGAACTCAGAAGAACCTGTCTCTGAGTACTTGTGGTCATCGCGCCAAGCGTTTGCGCCTGTTTCTGCACGCAAGTCGTGTGAAACTTCTGGGTGGATACCACACCAGTAGTATTCGCCTTGACGTGGAACAGCCTTGTTGGCACGCAACTTAGCAACACCTTGGCGAATTGCAGCAGCCTTGATGTAGTCAGTTCCGAGGATTGACTTCTGTGTTGTTCCGTTTGTGTATGTACCTGCATAGGTAGTTACAAGAGAACCGTTNACTGTAGCAATTGCGTTTGGTCCACCAACAAGGGTAGCCAATGCAACTGTGTCAAGTGAGTCAGCCATATTGAAGGCAATGATGTCAGCGATTGCTGGGTCAACATCAGAAAGTGAGAAGAGTTCCAACTTGCGTGTTGCAAGTGAAGCGTTTCCGTATTCCTGAAGTGTAACAGTAATCGGTGTTGTGTTTCCAATTGCTACTGCATCTGGGTCAGAAGTCTCTGATAGTGCTGTAGTTGCTGGAGATAGGTCTGTGTAAATCTGGAAGACTACAGAAGAACCTGGCATTGCTTGTTGTACTGGACGCTTGTCTGCAACATCGCGAACTAGCGGTACAGCACGAAGAGCGAATTCAACATAACGGTCATACGCGGTTTGTACTAGGTAGTTACCTAGGGAGCCGCTGGATGTATCTGTATATGCGTTGCTCATTGTGTCACCTCTTTCTTAAGGTTTGTGCGGATGGATTATTTGCCGCGAAAACGTGTAGACGGATTGCCAGTTAACGCATTGAGTTCATCTATTGATTTTGCTCCTGCCAATTTGGCCGCTATATCTTGGTCACGGCTAGGAGTGTTTGCGTTTGCTGTGGCAGCATTGATTCGTTGATACGAAGCAACATTCGCCTGTTGTTCTTCATCGGCTTGAACAGTCTCTGCGGTTTTAGCGAAGCCGAATACATCGGCGTTCTCTGTTAACCAAGCATCAATCTGTTCTGGCGTACTGACGTCGCCTGGTATAAATTTGGCTACCTTGTCAGGTACGCCTTTCTGTGCCAATACTTCTTTGACGGAACGAGAACGAAGGTCAGATTGGATAGCAGACAATTGTTCTGCTAATTCTTTNTTTTCTTTCTCTGCACGCTTTAATGCCTTGCGAAGATTCGCAGGACCATTAGCATCTTGTGTTTCATCGGTGACATCAAAGTCATCGTCTTCATCATATTGGTTTGCCATTTGGCACTCCCTTTCATTGTCGGATGCGCAGGCCACAAGTCATCTCAGGGGAAAGATGGTTGGCTCCCACTTCCAGTCTTTAATACGCGTTATCGGTGCTGGTCAGCCGTAACGGATTCTGTTTGTTAGGAAACGCCTTCTTCTAGTTGCGAGATGCTTCCCTT